CGGATGATCTGATCCGGGGTGTGCCGCCGGCGCTTGTTCGATGTCATGTCGTTGGTGATTCTTCCTGCCCGAACACTCGGGCAACAGAGTCCCACAACGACTAGACCACTACAGGGGGCTCACCTCACTGTACCCGAGATCATCCATACCCTGACCATCCAACTGGCCGCCGGCCTTTTGCTTCAGAACGCGTACCGCGGCACCGACCGCGGCAAGGACAAGCTGAAGGCCGCGCGCGATCTGATCCACGCGCTTCAGGTGGGGGACCAGACGATCACTGACGACGATGGTCAAGTCATTACCAGCGGCGAGGGAATTTCGTTCTGGCCTGACGAGGATGCGCCACGAGCGTTTCATATGGGGGACAGATTCTAGCTATGGCTGACAGTCTCGACATGCGACTGGAAGTCAAAGGCGACAAAGAGATCGTCAAGATGCTGACCGGCGTCGGGCTCGATGTGAAAGACCTCAAGGGCGCGATGACCGATGTAGGTAACCACGCCAAGAAGTACTTCGGCGGTCAGGTGTTCGCTTCGCGTGGTGGAGTGCTCGGTCAAACCTGGCCGCGCCTGAGTCCTGCTTACGCCGCACAGAAGGCCAAGCGCTACCCAGGTAGGCCAGTGTTGGTCCGAACCGGCGTGATGCAGCGCAGCTTCGTGTCGACACCGTCGAACATGAGTGTCACGATCAGCAACGATGATCCGAAGTTCAAGTACCACCAGTCATCGGCGGCTCGAAAGAAGATTCCGCGCCGCGTCATGATCGGCGTCTACAACGGCATGCAGTCTGATGTCACGAACATCATCGCCAGGGCACTGATGAAGAAGATCCAATCGAGGGCCGGCTGATGTATCAACAGCCCATCGACAAACTGATCGGGTTCCTCCGCGAAGAGTTCGGCAGCCAGTTCAAGGCGTACTACAACGGCGATCCCGACGTCATCCCTGACTTCAACCTACCGTGCGTGAGCGTGGTGAAGAACAGCGACCAGATTGCCAACGGCCCAACCGGATTGCAGCGCGTCACCGAAGAGCTACAGGTGAAGATCATCTACAACAAGGCAGATGACTGGACAGCTGAGACTGACGAGGTCGACCTGACTGAGAAGAAGATCCGTGACATCGTCGAGGCCCGCGACCCTGAGACCGGCAATTACCTACCCCAGACGCTGAAACATGCGCTCCTGACCCGGTTTACTGCGTCGGGTCTTGAGCTGAATCAGGCGATGACGTTTGAACTTGGGGTTCTTCCGCGCTCGGAGGAACTGGTGACTCAGGAGGGGCATCTGACGCTGACGGTGACGTATCTGGTGCAGAATCCGCGGTAAAAGTAGGTCTCTTCGTGGTCCAGCCCCGGGTCTGCTTTGCTTCCGCGGCTTGTTCAGGTGTCTCAGCCCACCAGCCGACTATGGGCGTTTGCGGTTGCGGTGTCGTTTGATAGTCCGTGTACAGCGTCTGATAGGCCTGCATCAGTGGATGGTCCTCTTCAGCCTTCGAGATGATGGGATTGAGGCCGAGTCGAATCCGCCATCGGTTGAAGATGATTGACCCGTACAAGAAGATGCCCACGACGTACGTACGGGCCTGTTCGTTGGATATAGCGACCTGGTCGCCAAGCGAGAAGCCAAGTTGGCTCGTGACCTTGAGGAACTTCTCGTCGGCGACACCGGCCTTGTGCGCCCAAACATGTCGGATCTGCCGGGACTCATGGATCGCATCTTTTATCGGGTCTGGTACGGCTGCACTGAGCTGGACAGCCTTCAGGATGGCTTCGAACCTCGCGACTCCATCGCGCGCCTCTGACTTGTCCTTGATGGCTTTGTAGACACGCATCGTCTTATCGTCGCCTTCGGCCAGCAGGTCGCTGATCGGAACCTTTATATCTTTGATTCGTTCTTCATCGAGTATGTCAGGCTCCGTCTTGAGTATCGCCACGACGAAATCGTCAAAGAACGCTTCAAATGCACCCCAAGCGCCCACCAGATATAGAGCATGGATGAACGCGTCATGTCTCGATCTGTCGATCGGCTCTTTCTTGAAGACGTTAATGATGCCAAACATTGCTGCCCTGCTGAGATCTGCTTGATTCATTATGGCTTTGAGATCATCCATGTACCGAAGAAAGCTCAGTACCGATTTGCCTACCGGCGTGGCGAAGAACTCCTGGTCATTCATGCAGCACAGTGTCTCACAAGCTACCGACACCCATAATCCTATTGACGAAACACGCGGCCTGTTCGATATTAGAAGTAATGACAACCTATCGCTACAAGAACACAACCGACCAAGACCTCACTATCGTAGGTGTCGGTGTCGTGGAGGCTGGCAAGGTTATCGAGTCGGATACGCCAGTCGATAACCCGAATCTTGAACCTGTGAGCGATAAGACGAAAAAACTAAACAAGGAAGATGGTGATGTCGAGTGAACTTAGTTCAAACCAAGGCTATTTTGCGTTAAAACGAGAGGTCACCGAAGGTACTGCCGTCATCCCCGACGTGTATGTGCCGATCTATGAGGAGTCGCTGAAGACTGCGATGAATCCTGAGACGGCTACGAGCGTGTTCGGCAATAAGTTCGCTCGTCTTCAGGTTACGCCAGGTATCCGGTCGCACGGCGGCGACGTGACGATCATGGCAGAACCAAACAGCACCATGCGCCTGTTCGACATGCTGCTGACGAGGGGATCGGTGTCTGGTGGTGGGCCATACACCTGGCCGTTCACCGCGAGCTTCACCAAGCCAGCCAGCTACACCGTCGACATCTCAAGCGGCAATCAGGTATTCCGCTACATCGGCGTGCAGGCCAGCGAGATCAGTCCTGAGTTCACGGACAACGAAGCTCGATGGAAGGTGAAGGTAGCAGCTCTCAAGTCATTCCTCGGCGCGGAGATCGCGAGTATCGCCAGCGATACCGTGACGCTGAAAACCCCAACGAACTATCCAGCACCGGCCACCGGCCTTGTGGCTGGCGACATCATGGCCATCGTCAAGGCATCTGACAACAGTCGTCAGAACGTGACAGTTGATGAAGTCACTGCAACCACGGTCAAATTCACGACCACGCCAACAGGTGTCACAGCAGGGGACATGCTGATCCTGCGACCTGCTGCGCCAAGTCTCAACGTCCTGATGCCGTTTCTGTGGTCTCGTACTGAGTTCCGTTATGGTGCAACGGCTGCGGCTGCCCTGACCGCAACACATACGCCGCTCGAAGACGGCAGTGAGTTCACGATTACCCACGGTTTCGAAGACGACGCTGGCGCGAAGTCGAGCGGGTCGTTCGATCCATCACGCCTCGTCCGCGCCAAGACTGTCGACTACACGTTCAAAGCAAAGAAGTTCTTCTACAACCCTGACGAGATCCGCAACTTCAACTCCCTGACCAAGCAGGCCGTCGTGGTTCGCATGTTCAGTGAGACCGGATACGAATGCCGGATCACGATGAACAACCTGACCATCACTGCCGGCGGTGACAAGCCGCTGATCAAGGACCAAGAGTCCGAGTACTACGAGCTTGAATACACCCCTGTTTACGACCAGTCAGACGGCCAGGGCATCAAGGTCGAGGTCATCAACAACATTGCTTCATAGGAGGAACGGTGAATGCCATCATTTGCGAAGTCGGATATACAAGAATTTGAGTTGCCATCGAGCACACCAGAAGACAAAGCGTTAGTCAGCTTGGATCTCACGGTCTACGGAGGTCAGGCGGAGGACATCTTTGATTCTGCGGGTCAGTTGAAGAGGCCAGTCTCGTCGATCTTGGCAGGTGCTATCAAGTCATGGAACTTCGTTGACGATGCGGGCAACCCCGCTTCGATCACCTCAGATAACGTGCGTCGTCTCTCCCCAGAGGACTTCAACTTCTTGTCTGAGAAGATATTGCCGAAGCTGAACGTCGTCGCCACAGCGCAGGTCTCATCTGACGAAAAAAAAGATTGATCGTCGCGCTGAGCGCCGCGCACGACGGTAAGTGAGGTGAGCCCCCTGTAGTGGTCTAGTCGTTGTGGGACTCTGTTGCCCGAGTGTTCGGGCAGGAAGAATCACCAACGACATGACATCGAACAAGCGCCGGCGGCACACCCCGGATCAGATCATCCG